GTTGTCGTGAAAAGCAGAATAGTATTAAAAACTCAAATTGGAAGCTTGTAGCAAAAAAGATTGAACAACTAGGTTTGTCGCATCGTTTTGAGTGTACAGAGTCTAAGGGTCTTATTAAGTGCGAAAACGGTAGGGAAATGGTTTTTCAAGGTTTATCAGGACAAACACAAGAAAATGTTAAATCATTCGAAGACTTTAATTATGTTTGGGTTGAAGAAGCGCAATATATGACCCGAGAGAATTTACAAATATTAGTCCCTACAATTATCAGAAACAAAAACCCAAAGATATTTTTTACAATGAATCCGCGCTTTGAAGAAGATGCAGTTTATGCGGAGTTTATAGCTAAAAACAGAGACGACACAATAAAGATATTTATCAACTATATGAACAATCCTTTTAATAACAAAGAAGTATATGCGGAGGCAGAAAGATGTAAAAAAGAAGATGGCAATGATACTTATAGTCATATATGGTTGGGAGAGCCAAGGGGAGAGAGTAATGCGCAGTTTATTCCAAATGGTTTAATATTATCAGCAATGAATACCGAAGCAACTATAAGTGACAATGAAGGGTTACCAGTGATATTGAGTTGCGATAATGCAAGAATGGGCGACGATAGTACAGTTATATCAATGAGACAAGGCAAGTTGTTTAAAATTTTAAAAAGAATTAAAAAGAATGATGACGATTCAGAAATAGCTCAGTTGTTGGCAAATTATGAAGATGAATACAAAGCTAATGCCGTGTTTATTGATGCGGGTTATGGCTATGGGTTAAAAGATTTTTCTAGGCAAATGGGTAGGCAGTGGCGTTTGGTTCAGTTTGGTGGTAAGTCAAGCAACAACAATTTTTTAAACAAAAGGGCGGAGATGTACTGTAATATGCGACAATGGTTAAGAGATGGGGGGGCTTTACCTAACGACCCAGTTTTAAAAGCACAATTAAGAAGTATTGAGATAAAGCAAAACAACGATAATAAAATAGCTTTAAAAAGTAAAGATGAAATGAAAAAGGAAGGGAAGCCGTCTCCTGATGATGTAGATAGTTTAGTGTTGACATTTGCGTATAATGTTGTTAATGATAAGATTAGAACAAATTTAAATCAAAATCAGAACAAGGCTAGAACTAACATAGGTCTTAAACATTTTTATGGGAGAAAATAATGGGTATAGTTAGAAATGCTTTTAAATTTATTGCAGATGATATACTTAATATTGACTCTGGGCAACAAACGCAAATAAAAACGCCTGTTATTAAAAACAATAAAACCCAACAAATAAGCGCGGGGGTTTCAAAACTTAAAAACCAACAAATAAAGAAACGAAAAAAAAGAAACACAACAACAAAAACTAGTCGTTATGGTATTAGTGATGACTCATTAAAAGTAGGTTTATCAAGAACAATAGGAGTTTCTTAATGGCGTTAAAGCTTGCAGATTATTTTTTTACTAATATGTCAAAACATTATGACAATTATATTATTGACCATAAATTATTGCGTGAATGGGTAGTCCCTAGGCTTGGTAGATTTGACCACGAAGTAGATAATGAAAAAATGGGCAAAGGGAAATTATATTTTAACCCTAAACATATTACGCCTGAATCAATTCTTGCTCATCGTGTTTGTAGTGGTGGTTTAATGGCTGGTTTAACAAATAAAAGCCGTCCTTGGTTTGCTATGCAACCATCAGACCCAACAGTTGAATTAAATGCTGAAATACAAGAGCGTTTAAAAAAGAATACTGATTTAGTTAATAGTATACTTTTAAAATCAAACTTTTATGATGAGACTGCTAAATTATACGACGATTTAACTTTATTTGGTCAAGGTTGTATGATGATTGAAGCAACTCTTGATAATGATGTAATACATTGCCAAACTTTCCCACAAGGTTCTTATTTTGCAGATATTAATAGTAAAGGCTATATAAATAAGTTTGCAAGAAAAATAAATATGAATGTGTTACAAATTGTTGAAAAATTTGGACTTAACGCTTTAACTAAAAAAATGAAAATTGATTATAAAGAAGAAAAATATTCTTCAATACATCAAATAAAACATATTATATTTCCTAATCCTGATTATATAGAAGAGAAAGACTTACAACCATCTCAAAAAGAAAAATTTAAGTTTATAGAATATTATTATGTTAATGAAGAGAATGAATTTTTTCTTTTAAAAGACGGTAATTATAGCGTTTTCCCTGTAATGTTTCCAAGATGGCAAACAATGGGCAATGATGTTTATGCTTGTGGTTCGCCAGGCATTGATTGTTTAGGTGTATGTATGCAATTACAAGAATTTGAGCTATCTAAACTAAACATAGTAGAATTATCTGGGAATATACCTTATATTGCACCTGCTGGTGCTAAATTAGACCTTTCGCCAGGTGGAATTTCAATTGTAGATGAAGAAGGTCAAGGACTTAAAAGCCAAGTTTACCCAGCATTTTCACAACTATCTAGTATTGAACCAATTACAAGAGACATAGCAAAGAGTGAAATCAGTATTAAACGTTGTTTCTATGTTGATTTATTTAGTAGTTTATTGTCAATGCCTACAAATAATATGACTGCTCGTGAAGTACAAGAAAGACACGAAGAAAAAATGTTATTATTAGGCTCTGTACTTGAAAGACTTAGTAAAGAATTTTTAGACCCAGCAATTTCACGCATTTTTTCTATATTAGTTGACCAAGGCAAAATTGAAGACGCATCTGATGATTGGCAACCTGAATATACTTCTATTTTACACGAATCAATGAAAGCAAACCGTTCTGATGATACAAAAGAAAGATTTGTACAATTCTTAATGGCATTAGGACAAATAGACCCAAAAATTATTCAATCAATAAAACCTTATACATTATTAGAATTGTTTGCAAAAGATTTAGGTTTACCAATAGAAATTTTAAAAACTGAATTAGAATATGAACAAATACTTAATGAAATTAATGAACAAAATCAAAATCAACAGCAAATAGAATTAGCTGAACGAGCAATTAATAGTGCAAAAACAGCTAGTGAAACAAAAAATGAAGATGGTAGTACTTTATTAGATACTGCGGGAGGTTTATAATGGCAAAAATTATTGTAGAATTAGAAAAAAATACACTTACTAATATTATGAATACCGAAGATGGAAAATTATTTTTAGCTTGGATTTTAGCAGAAGGCTATTTATTAGCTTCTGATGGTTCAGGAAATTTAGAAAGTATACACAGGATTCAAGGTAAAAGAAAAATAGCAGAAAATATATTAAACGAAATGAATAATGCTAATCCTGATTTATCTAAAATTATTATAAATAAATTATTAACAATAAAAGCTGAAAATTCAGTAGGCAAGAAAGGAAAATAAAATGACTGAAAATAATGAAGAGATTAATGAAGAGAAATTACCATTAGAAGAAACTAATGAAAAATTAGAAGAGACTAATGAAAAATTAGAAGAAACTGATGAGAAATTGCCATTAGAAGAAACTGATGAAGAGACTGATGAAGAAAAATTGCCATTAGAGCAAGAAGAAAAAAAAGAAGATTTTAAAAAAGAAGATTTTAAAATTCCAGAAAATGTTGATAAAGAAATTTGGGATAAATCTGTTGATATTGTAATGGAATATAAAGATAACCCAGTTGAAATGTTAGAAAAACTAGCAAATAATCATACAGAAGAAATAACAAAACAAAATGAACAATATGAACGCGAAGTTTATAATGGAATAGTTAAAGATTTTAAAGAAGACCTTAAATCTGATAGATATGGGGGACATAATCAAGAACAAATTAAAACTCTTATTAACTTAGGGGCAAAAAAATTGGGATTATCTGATAGTAATTTATTAAAAAATAAATTTCTATTAGCTAATAAGGAGCTTAACCACGCATTGTATCTAGCAGGTATAAAGCTTAGTGAAGCTTCGGGAATTGGGGGAACTAAAAATCAAAGTGAACCTGATTCTAGTGAAGAAAGAGCTAAGAACTTTTATAGTAAAACTTAGCGTAATTAAATAATTTAAAAAAAAGGAAAAAAAATTATGTCACAAAAAATGACCACATTTGATGTAGCTAATTATCTTGACCCTAATGGGAAGAGTGTTATGGTTGCAGAAATATTAAATAAATCATCATCTATTCTTAGTGTAGCACCTACAAAGCCAACAAATAAAACTGATACTCACACAGGTACAGTAAGAATCTATTTACCTACTGGTACTCGTATTGGTTATGGTGAAGCAACGACTGTTGATAAATCAGGTTCAGCTATTATAACTGATACAACTTCAAAGCTTAGTTCTGGTTATATGATTCCAAAGGATGTAGCAGAAATGGGTGGAAACCCAACAGAAGTTTTAAAAGCAGAAGGTGAAGCTCATATAGAAGGTATGGGACAAACATTACAAAATGATATATTCTATGGTAATAACAAAACAAATCCTAAACAACTTACAGGTTTTACTGCTCGTTATAATTCAAAAGAAGAAGATGACGCTCGCCAAAGACAACAAATTATTGATTGCGGTGGTACAGGGTCAGATAATGCTTCTATATGGTTTATAGCTTGGCACCCTGATAATTGTCATCTTTTATATCCAAAAGGTTCAAAAGCAGGAATTCAAGCTGAAAATTACGGTGTAACACCTGATACTATTACTGAAAACGGTAAAACAAAAATTCAAGCTAATTATAAAGCAGAATTTTTTGCTAATATTGGATTGCACATTAAAGATTATCGTCACGCAGTTCGTTTAGCTAATATTGATGTTTCTGATTTAGAAAATAGTGACCCAATTAATTTAATAGAGAAATTTAATTTAGCTTTGGTTAAAATGGGTATTGTTACATCAAAAGGTAATTGTAATTTACAAGTATATATGAATGAAGATGTTTATAGTGCATTTGTAAATCAAATTGAAACTAAATCAAACTTAAATTATACAATAGAGCAACTTGAAAATGGTCGTCTTATAACGAAATTTAAAGGTGTTACAATTAATCAAGAAGATGCTTTATTAAGCACAGAATCCCAAGTAGTTTAGAAAGGAAAAAATTATGATAGATACTTCATTAACATTTAGCGACAATGTTGCTTTAACAGCAACTGCTAATTCAAGCAATGTTGACTTTAAAACAGTTGCACCACACGGGAATAAACCATTGCCGTTGCAAGTTTCAGTAGGAACTACATTTACTTCTTCTGGAAGTTCAACTTTAACAATATCATTAGAAATTGCTGATGATTCAACATTTTCAACTAATCTTCGTTCATATGCATTGACAGGAGCTGTTGCAAAATCATTATTAGTTTCAGGTTATCGTGTAGTTGGTAGTCTTTCTGCAATACCAGTAGAAGAAAAATTCCGTTATGCTCGTTTAGTGTACACTGTTAACGTATCAAACTTTACAGCAGGTAAAATTACAGCGTTTATTGGTTCAGACTTAGAAACAAAAGCATAAAAAGGAAAAATTATGATATACATATGTAAAACAAAATGTTTTTATCAAAATAAAATTTGGGATGAAGGCGATGAATTAAATTCAGCTAATATTGATGTAAACACTATTCCTCGTCATTTTGAACCAGTAGAAAAGGTAAAAGAAGAAAAAAAGAAAGGAAATAAAGGAAAGAAAGGAAAAAAAGAAACAAATCCTTGGGATAGTTTAGAACCATATGATACTAATGGAATAGACGCTAAGGATATGGTTAATACACTACTAGTTAATAAAGAAATTGATATTAATTTAGTAAAAATAATAGAAAGTATAACTGATGAAGAA